CCGCGTAAACAAACTGCTGGACATACCGTGGACGGCGGACGGGCAGACATTCTCCGACCGCATCTGGAAGTCCAAGGCGCAGCTGCTCGACAGCGTGAGTTCCGAGCTGACACAGATGTGCATCCTCGGCAAAGCGCCCGATGATGCCATTGCCGCTATTGCAAAGCGCATGAACGTCGCCAAAAGTCAGGCCGGCCGGCTCGTGATGACCGAGAACACTTATTTTGGTTCTGTCGCGCAGCAGCAGTGCTACAAGGACCTCGATGTGGAGCGTTACCAGATCGTAGCTACGCTGGACAGCCGCACGTCCGACATCTGCCGCCACTTTGACGGTAAGGTGTTCGACATGAAGGACTACGAGCCGGGTGTTACCGCACCGCCGTTCCATGTGTACTGCCGCAGCTGCACTGTGCCGTATTTCGCGGATAACGACGAGAACGGTATGCGTGCCGCGAGGGACGAGAACGGAAAGACGTATTATGTGCCGGCAAGCACCACCTACGAAGAATGGGCGAATGCGTTTGCCGGCGGCGGTAATAAGGACTTCTTCCGCAGTCTGGCGGTTCGTGGACAGAAAATCCATGATATTCCGATACGCGAGCAGAATGTCGAGGTGCCGAAAGAGATCTTGTCCGAGGTTGATACGGCTGTGCATAAGCTCTCCAAGGAGTTCCCGTCTGTGGAGGGCAATATCAGCGGTATTCGGTTTTGCGATACGGGCAATTCGATTGCAGCCGCCGCAATCAACCGCAAGTTGGAGATCAATCTAAAACTGAATGAGAGCATCTTCTCCAACCAGCAAAATTACAGGCAAGTACTTCAAAATTGTGCCTCGATGTTCTCGCCTAAGAGCAGTCTATATGACTACTTGAAACACGAATTTACGCATTTTGCTGAATATCAGTATGCAATCAAAAGCAATACAGCGAATGGTGTTCTCAATGAAGAAAAGGCGTGGGACGAGATTGGACGGGGAGTGTACGCTCAAAAGTTGATGGAAGAGGCACTTTCCTCTTGCGGTTTGCCGTATGATGAGAGTATAATAGAGAAAATGATAGGCACATATGCAACAGAAAATGTGTCGGAAGCTGTTGCAGAGGCGGTATCGTCAACTAAGCACAACGCTCTGTGTGATACCATCAAACGCCTCGTGCAGAAGAAGTGGAAGTGATTGAATGCTGGTTATTCCGCCTAAAGAGATTGATGGCAAGCTCAAATTCAGGAACAACGATGTTTTTGTCAGAGATGGTATTACACTGACAGAACATGAAATGGAGCTGTACCGTCAATATCGAAAAGAGCTGCATCGCGCACGTTCTATCCAATTTGAAGAAGATTAAACCACCAAAGAGCAATCTGCGGTGGTTTTCTTTTACCCAAAACTGCATACTCAAACGCTTTACCGATCGGTGAGGCGTTTTTCTTTTGCCGGCATAGCTCAGAGGCAGAGCAGAGCACTTTTAACGCTCAGGTCGGGATTTCAAAATTCCCTGCCGGCACCACTTCGGCGCTTTGGCATTTCCGCCGCAAACCGAAAGACCGCAAACACCGGACTGAACCGGGCAACAAATGTGAAAGGAAGAAAAGACCATGAAAAAAGAAGAACTGATGAAACTGGACGGTATGACTGACGCACTGGCGGCTGCTGTGCTGAATCTCGCCAAGGGCGATACCGAGGGTATGATTCCCAAGGCACGCCTTGATGAAGTGATTGCAGAGCGCGACAACGCCCGTAAGGAACACGCGGACGTACTCAAGGAACTCGGTGCGCTTCAGAAGGAAACCGGCGATGCTGCCGACCTGCGCAACAAGATCAAGTCGCTCGAGGACGCAGCCAAGGAGAGCCAGAAGCAGCATGATGCCGAGATCCACACCCTCAAAGTGGACAACGCGGTAAACGCTGCGCTGCTTGGCTCTGGTGCGCTGAACGTCAAGGCCGCCAAGGCCCTGCTCAATCTGGACAAGGCGGAACTCGCCGAGGACGGCACCGTAAAGGGTCTGGCGGACCAGATCAAGGCACTCCGGACCGCCGAGGACAGCAAGTTCCTGTTCGGTTCTTCTACGCCCAAACTCAAGGGTGCCAAGGCGGGCGAGAGCGGCAACGAGGACGGCGACCATCAGGTAGACACCTCCAAGATGACCTATTCGGAGCTTGTCGCTTACATGGCGGAGCACCCCGACGAAAAAATTAACTGATGAAAGGAAAGTGAAATCGAAATGGCTGAAACCAAGTTTGACAGCAAATCTTTCAACCCGCAGGCGTTCGGCGCGTATGTAAACCGAATTCCGAACACTACCAAGACCGAGCTGGCGAAGTCCGGCGCAGTCGGCGCGAACGAGCAGGCACGCGGTGCCCTCTCGAACCAGACCGGCGCACTGTACGCAAGAGTTCCGTACTTCGGCCGTATCTCCGGCGACACCAGCCAGAACAACGACGGTGCGACCAACATCAACAGCACCGCAACCACCACTTACGAGCAGGGCTTTGTTGTTGCCCGCCGTATGGACGCATGGACCGAGCGCAACTTCTCGACCAACATCACTGCAGGCGTGAACTTCATGGACAACGTGGCCGCACAGATCGCGGACTACAAGATGGAGGTCAAGCAGGCTATGCTGCTGGCGATCCTGTCCGGCGTGTTCGCTATGAGCACCTCGACCGGCTCGGCAATCCAGAAGAGCGCCGCTAAGGCGTTCCTCGACAGCCATGTGTACGACATCACCGGCAAGACCGGCGACGAGGCTATGGTCGGTGCGGCCACGCTGAACGCAGCCATGCAGCAGGCGTGCGGCGACAACAAGAGCGTTTTCAAGCTGGTTATCATGCACAGCGCAGTGGCGACGAACCTCGAGAACCTGCGTCTGCTCAAGTACATGACCTACACCGACGAGGACGGTATCCAGCGCGATCTGTCGCTCGGCACTTGGAACGGCCGTCTGGTGCTCGTAGACGACGGTATGCCGACCGAGGACGTTGCAGAGGACCAGCCTAAGAACATTCCGGCGTACACTAAGTATACCACCTACGTTCTCGGTGAAGGCTCTATCATTCTGGACGACATCGGCGACGCTGTGCCGTATGAGATGAGCCGCGATCCGAAGACCAACGGCGGTCAGGATACGCTCTACGTCCGCGACGGCTTTATCTGCGGCGTGCAGGGTATCTCGTTTGAAAAGCCGTCGTCCAT